TGTCAACTGCTCCGACATATTCGTGCATGCCTTTTTTGGGCGTAGCAACGAAGGCACCTGCTGCTGGTGTTGTTTCTTCTGCATTTTCATTCTTTCGTTTTTTGTCTGGCACTACTAATCCACGTTCATGCGCTTCATTGAAAATTGCCATTTCAATCATAGCTACAGAACCCATTACTGTTGGCAGTAATACTGTATTCTCATGTGCTAGCTGATTAGCTAGTTCTAAGAATTTAAGTTTGTTGTGAATCTTCACTAACAACATGGTATCTTGACGATTGTATTCAATAAACTTTTTAAAATCTTTGTTATACAATTGGTCAAGAGTACCTTCATATTGAGTTTTGTTTTCTCCTACTTCCATCTCACCAATAGCATCTAACTTATATGAATGTCGTGATTCATAGTTATATTTCTTGTAGAGTTGTAAATAGTCCAAGTGAATACGACCTACTAAGTCATATGTAGTTTCACTTTTGCCAAATCTTTCGTATTCTCTTGCTTTAGGAAGTTGACCCATCAAGCAAAATTTGCGTGTGTCATCTTTGCTCATCACTCTTGTGACACGATTAACCATATAAGGTATGTCGTACCCTTCACTGTTCCAGCCAGTCATTACATCGGCATCTTCAATCAGTTGAAAGAAAACATCAAACATTTCCTTCTCATTAGTGAAAAGCATACAGTTCTCAAACTCATTAGAGATTTCTTTCGCTGTTTCAGGACTCATGTGCTTAGGGGCAATGACCAATGTAACCAATGTATCTTGCCAATCTAAATATAATGAGATAGCAGTTACTGGATTGAATGGGTCAGTGGTAGGACTAAAACCCTTCTCTGGATCAAAGTCTACCTCAATGTCAAAGAAACAAGTATGAAGTTTAGGAACATCTGCCTTAAGATAGTTTTCACTAAGGCAGCGAAACACTACTGGTACATCACTTTCAAATAATTTCTTACCTGAATGGATGCGTCTTTCTTTTTCAAACTCTTGTCGTTTGCGTGTACTGAAACGACTTACTGGATCACCATATATACTGCGATACTTGCCCTTATGATCAGGGTAGTAGAGTATATAGTTTGTGGGATATTCTTTGTATTGACGCTTTCCGTTCTGGTCCCGTTCCACAACATAGATACGGTCCTCATCCCTGCTATGAATAGCATCAACGTAACTCAAAGTGTTTTACCCACAGTTTCCAAGATAGTGTTTAGTTCTTCGTGGTCAGCGTTTGTTTGACCAAGACTTGCTTTGTGTGCGACAGTAATTGCCTTCTTAAGAATGCCTGGCTTTACTTCCAGTTCTTCTGCGATAGCTTTCACTGTATCAGATAATCCCTCACGTAGGGTATCAATCTCGTGCAGGACTACCATGCCCTCGTTGATAAGTTGAGTCAACTTAATCTTTTGCTCTCCGGTAAACATTTTATCACTCATAGTTTCTCCTTGTAAAGTAATTAGTATACATGCCTTGTGTAGAAAAGTCAAACATTTTGCTGACTTTCTACAATCTTTTTAACCACAGTACGTAGCCCCGGGTTAACGTGTAATGCGTGTGGCATTAGATGTGTGCGTACATAGTTACGCATATATTTTGTGTCATCGTTGCTATTGTCGTGGCACCAATCAATATGTTTTCGTTCGCACCACAATGTGAACTTGTCTTTAGTTGTTGTTAGAAATGGTCTTACTACATTATTTCGCTTCAATGGGATAACTTTTGGTCTACCGTGCATGGACGACCAAAGGTATGTTTCTACACAATCATCCAGATGATGACCAGTAATGATTGGACCTAGTGATCCACCCAAGCTGTCTAGAAAGGCATAGCGTTCATCACGCCAATATTCTTCTATGCTAAGTTCTTTGGGTTTAGTATTCTTAATCATTCCGATCATAAGCGGGAGACTACGTTCGGTACAGAATTCAGCAATAAATTGTAATGCACGTTCACTATTTTCTGTTCCATGATGAAAGAAAGCGCAAGTTACTTTGTGTTTATGTGAAAGGAAATCTGTAATGGCTACCGAGTCAACGCCGCCACTAAGTGCGACAACAATATCTTTTGGTAATGGAAAGAGTAGTTTTAGCATCTATGCATTATAGCATAGAATACTTTTTATTGAAAGATTTCTGGGTGACTTTTGCCAAATATTTTCATAGCTTTACCCGCAGTCATATCTGCTAGCATTTCAATTGGGCTACCGGGATAGCTGTCACCTGGCTTAATCATATTCAATTCACCTTGACGTACATGGGTAAGTTCATGATAAACGGTACGCATAATGTCAACCATATTACGATTGGCAACATATACCCAAACGCTATTATCATTTGTACTATGGCGACCGGTGTGATGACCTTCTTGTGCTTCGTCAGTATCATAACTGAATTCAAAATCAGGTGTTGATTTTAAATGTAGTTCGTTGCTTGCCCAAGCTATGAATTTTTGCATTATTGGGTTGTCGGCTAAGAAGTCTGGTTCATCATTGGCTTCATCTAATTTATCCTTGATCCAATTATCAGGATTTTTATGAAATTTCTTTATGAACAAGTCATGTAATGCTTTACCAGTAATACGATGTTTGCTAGCAATTTTACGCATCAATTGGTCAATAGTATCATAATCGTGCTTTTCTAATGACGGTAATCTTTTTGCTAATTCAAGTGCAGCGGATTCAATAATGATATGTTCAGTAAGCATTTGTTATTTATTCAACTGGTTTTGGACCATCTATTAACTGATCATTTTCATATGTAGAAACTGTTTTTACTTTTAGTTCTGTCCAATATTTAGTTAACAATGCTGAAAATTCGGGGCCAAGACCACTCTCATGAATTGATATTTCTTCGTCTGATCCATTTGTTAATACCCATTGATAAAATGGTATAACTTCCGTACCGTCTTCCGTTTTATATATAAATGATTTACTCATACAAATACTCCTGTGTTAAGACTATTTATCAAAAAATGCTCACTTTATAGTCCACGGTAGCGAATCGTTTTCTAAACCCAGCAGCCGGGTCACACGGTCCTAAGGTAGGTGTGTTCTTACCAAGAACTTTCTTTAAGTTCTAGTGCATATGTGTCAAATCTTTTCAATCTAGCCAAGAATTCATTAGTTTTTTCAGTAACCACGCCAGTCAATTGAAATGTAACTCTAGGATTATGTCCAGCGTTAGCTGTTGAGTGAGGAAGATTCATCCAATCAAATGTAGTAACATCACCGGCACGCCATTGTTGATGATTGTAGTTACCGTAACTCCAAAAATGTCCTTGTTCCCAATCAGTCAATGCAATCTGAATACGCATTACTCGCCATGGTTCATTGGGTGCCCATTTTTCTAATTTGTCTAAATGCAAGTTCCATACTTCTCCTGGCATCTGCACATGAATACGTTCCATGCAATCACCAAGACTAAACAAGTCACTAATCTTTTTCAGATTAGGAGTTATCTCCCAATTCAAATGTGTTATTTGATAATCAGTACCATAACCAAATCTTTCTAAATCATAATCTTCACTTGCTAATTCTTCTTCCGGTCTAGCTTTACCCACTTTACCACGTGTTCGCCACGTTGCTGGTTTAGCTGTTTCTACTGCATGTTTTACATCTTCGGTATAATCAGCTATAATTTTACCTAATTTGATTACTTTATCAAATTGCGGATCATTTTTAAAGTTATCAAAATGATACTTACTTTTTTGTTTACTTTGGTCCCAACTGCTTATCATATTACTGTTACCCTTACGTCTGATACCCCATAATTCTGTTGATATTCAACTGGGGGCTGTTCTATATTTAACATATTACAAAGCATGGTATTATTTAATGCATTTTTAGTTGAATATTTCATAATAGATTTAACTATGCCTGCATTTTGTTCTTTTATAATGTTAGCCATTGTACGTAAATCTACATAATACTTATCATACTTGGGATAAGTGATAGTAAAGTGACCACACTTGACCCACCATCCTAAACATGCATCATCAGGACGATGTACAAGAATGATAGGACAATCAGGCCAACATGCTTTTAAGAAATCAATGTTGTTAGCAAAGATATGACTCTTAATGATACGTACACCATTGCCAGTAAATGCACTATTGAATATATCTTCTAGTGCATCTTTGCTTAGTGTAAACAAATCAGGAGGTAAATCAAACTCCATGCCAGGATCAAAGTATGCACCTAGATGCATTAGTTCCATCTTGCCACTAGCATCATGGTGATATGTGCGTTCATCACTATAATCACTAGTATCTAAGCTAGGGCTGTAATAGATGTTCTTAACTACGCTAGACCATTTAGAGCCTGGAGCGCCGGCTACGAATATATATTTCATAATTTATTAATTAAATCTAGTATGTATTTTCTAGTGTGACGATTGACTTCACGTTCTGGATGCCAACCAACACCTAACATACGCTGTGATCTATTTACTGCTAACTCAACAACACCTTTATTATCTTGTTGCACTACTTCAAATCCTGGTGCAAGTTTAGCAATCTGAATACTATGATGACACACCACTTCAAACGTTGATAATTGCACAGGTGTGCTATCATACGGTGTATCCATTAATATATGTGTTCCACCTGAAACCCAATTCATAAAGTGAAAACCACGACATATACCTGCTATCGGGGTATTTGTTAACCAGCATTGTTGAATTAGTTTGCGGTCATAATCATCACGTAAGGGGTAATTGTTGTCACGCCAGGTCTTGATATCAGGCATGTCATTGCCGCCGGCTAATACAATTAAATCAAATTCATCAGTATTAGGCATAGAGCCATGACATGATAATGGCACAATGTCGTGGCTTGCAAATATATCATACCATTCGTGATTTAAAGCTGCATGCCATGTATCACGCAACTTTAGAGTCATTTCCATTGATAGTCCTATTTTCATTCTGGTTTAATCTTTCTTGCAAATGGTTGCCATTGTTGACGTAAGCGTGTCATACTAGCACGTATACCTTCTGGACTGTGTTCTTCGGGTGTGATAAAGATAAAGTTTTTGTCAAACTGTTCTTTTACTTCATTGCTACGAATAGCAGGAACAAAGTTTTCTTTGTACCATTGTTGTACATCAGGTGGAGTACCTTTTGGTAACATTAAGTTCCAGCAAGCATAAACATTTAAACCTGAAATATAATCTTTCATTAATGGAACTGTTTCTAGTCCTGGCATCTTAACTTCACTGGCTAGTCCAATAAGTTTAATTTTACCTGCCTGCACCATAGGTGCACCAACAGCAATAGGGAACACACCAAACTCTACGTGTCCTCCTAACACATCTTGCATTGCTTGTGCAGGGCCTTTGTATAGTACAGTCTCAACTGTATCTTTTGCAGGTTTTACCCCTGCTACAAAGTATTCAACTGCTAACTTATGTGCAGCACCACCTACAGCAAATGTAATTGGGCGTTTGCCTGCACGTACCTCTGCAATGAGTGTTTGCGGAGTATCAACTGTAGCAGAATTTCTAGCATAAAATGCTAATGGGCTTTTACCTATGTTAGCAACACCTTCCCACGCCATTGCATCAAACTTTACTGTATCTGGATACCAAATTTCTGCTGTTACAAATGTTGATTGACAGCTTGGCATAGCAACGTGATAACCATCTGCGGGTAGTGTGTTGAAATGGGTCATGCCTATGTTGCCGTCTGCTCCGGGTTTATAATCGGGTGCCCATTTAAATGATGGGTTCTTTTCTTCTACAATTTTTGCTACTATGCGAAAACTGATTTCATTCCCAGCGCCTGGACCATTTGGAAATATAACTGTTATAGGTTTAGTAGGTTGCCATGCAAAAGCTAAAATTGGGAATAGTAATAATAATATTAAAAGTTTTTTCATTGTCATCTCCTTATATAAATATTAACAACTAGTATTATTTATTCCATAATACAGAAAAAAATATTAAATTATCAAAAAAATCTTATGAACACAAAAATTTTTAACCTAATCAAAGAAAATTTAGAACTTGCGTTTAATTTACCCAAGTACTCTAAAATTTCTATCACTGAGGATACAATTGTAGAAGAACTGCCCTGGACTCCCGCACGATACAAAAAGTTTAAGGATGCTGTAGAAGCTGAATTAAGTTTACCATGCGAATACACAGGAACATTACGCAATATAGTAGCAGATTTATCTGAACGTTATATTTTACGTTTCTTTAGTGAGATATGGAAACCTAGAACAGGTGACTATGAACATACAGGATGGGAACTTGCTGATGAGATTAACAAATTGAACCCAGAGAAAGTATTAGATGTTGGTTGCGGATATCATCCATTTAAAGGTCGTATACAGAACATCATTGGAATAGACCCATATAATAACTGTGCTGACTATGAAGTAGATATACTAGATTACAAAGTTAAGCCTGCAAGCCATGATGTTATCATAGCATTGGGTAGTATTAATTTCAATAGCAAAGATGAAATTGAAGGACGATTCAGCCATTGCGTAGATTTACTTAAGACTGGTGGAAAGTTTTATCTACGTGCAAATCCAGGGATAACTCATAAGACTGGACCTTATGTAGAGATATTTCCCTGGACGTTTGAAGTTGTAAATGAGTTTGCTGAAAAGTACAATTTAAAATTAGAAACTTTTAAGAAAGATGCTAATGATAGATTGTATTTTGTTTATACTAAACTTTAATTGCACCAACTAGTTTTAGCTTCACCGTAATATTCTCGGGCAAATCCTTGACTAATTAACATTTGTCTAAGGCTTTGCCCATTTAATATTACATCACCTAAGACACGACCGCCATACTTGTCCCAATCCATAAGAACAATTTGTCGTTTAGTTGCTACTTCAATGGCATGTTTAGTAAAGGCAGTTGCTGCTTGACCTCTTTGATCTTCACTAGGACATTTTGCTCTAAAGCCCTTTTCTGGCGTATCAACACCAAACACACGAATGCTTAATTCTTTCTTTAATGGATCAGGTAAGAATGGTGCATGAAAGGCTACAGTATCACCATCAATAACCCTAGTTATCACGGCATCATATGTTACGCCTTCTTTTTGTTTTTCTGCTAATACAACACTTGATAGTATTGTCAATGCTATTAATAATATTATTTTTTTCATTTTTATCCTACTTTAAAAAGTTTTGAATATTCTGCAAAATTCTCTTGTCTATCTTTCAATCCTTTTAATGCTGGATTAATTTTATGTGTTACTGTTTTTGTATCTGCAAAGTTTGTAATATTTTTAGTTTTGTTTTGCCAAAACCATACAGCAATCTTTGCTGCATTTGCAGGATCAGCAGCTAGTTGTGGCTTATTTACTAAATCAAGACCCAATGCTGTCCCCGCCATACGATAGTTATCACGTCCAGTTAACTGAATATAACCTCTACCATGATAACGTTCTCCGTCACCGGCATGTTTATTACCTAATATCTTAGCAGTCTTTGGTGCAAATTGTGGATCGTATTTTTGCTTATAGTAATTACTACCACCCTTCTCATCCATATGAGTAAAGTCAAAACTTTCGTGCTTTAATTGTGCTAAAAATTGTGCTAATTCAGCACCTTTAATACCTGATTGTTTTGCTATACTAACTAGATATCTTTCAGTAGCATCTAATACTTGAGTTGGTGCTTGTACTTGCTGTGCTGCTTGTTGAGTAATAGCTGGTTTGGGTTGTGCCACTTTGTCGGGAGCATGGTTTATTGCTCCTTGTGCTCCTAATGCACCTAATCCAAGTGCAGCACCGGCAGCCCATTGTTTCCAGCCTTCTTCTAAATCTTCTTCAGACAGTTCTGATGGATTATAACCCTGTTCAACTAGATGACGATAATATTCATCACCTGTCCAACGTGATCCTTGTTCGCCATATTCAGTTATAAATTCTTTTGCTCTCATTATGCACGGGCTTTCTTTAGAACACTACGAATCATCCATTGATGTTTTTCGTGAGCATCTAACCTTTCAGCGATAAAGTTAGCGATACCTTGTTTGTTTTCTTGTGATGCTGAAGCAAAGCAATGATTAAGTAATTCAATCATTCTAGCATTATCTTCAAATAATTCAGCAAACATTAATTCAGCACGTGGAATCTTAAGTTGGTCTTGAATGATAGTTAATTCAGCATAGCGTGTTAAGCTGCCGGGTGCATAGCTATCTAATGTACGAATGTATTCAGCAACTTTATCTACTGCGCTGTATACTTCTTCATAAAAATTTCCAAAGAATTCGTGATATTGAGGGAAGTTATCTCCCTCTACATTCCAATGAAAGTTTTGTGCTTTGATAGACAATGAGTTAACACTTGCCAATAATACTTTTAAATCTTCTGTTAACATAATTGTTGTCCTTATTTAGCTGCTGGATAATCGCCGGGTGCGATGTTTAATGCGGGTCTTGCTCTTGGAGCTGTTGCTTGCTTTAACATTTCTTGTGCCTTTTCAACACTAATTAAATATCTTCCAGTTCTATCTGGATCAGCTGCCTTCTTTAAATAATCTATACTAACCCCTGATGTTGTTTCTGGAGCCGCTGCAGGAGCAACAGTTTGTTGTTTACCCTGTTCTCTTGCTTGTAGTTCTGCTTTAGCATCATCAACATTGACCATTGGTCTTGGATGTTGACCTGAAGCAACTTGTTGTAAATAAGGAGTTCCAAATTGACTTAAATCTGCTGCTTGAGCATGACCTGCTCCAGTCAATGCAGCACCAGCTAGCGCCGCACCTGCTAAAGTATTTTTGAACCAACCCTCATCTACTTGTTCTTCATCAGTTTTCTTTTTTGTGTTTACGTTGATAGCTTTACCACTACGTTCTGGATTAGGATCTTCTCTACGCTTACGACTAGCAGCACTTGCACGACCCTTCTTACCTAAATTCTGTGCTTTACTTTGTGGCAAGCACTTTGGTTTACCTTCGCTATCATCACCTCTAGCACAATCACCGCGGATCTTTCCGTCTGGACCAAATCGTACCCACTTTTCTTTGAACCACTGATGTAAGTTTTCATCTACTTGTTCTAATCCTTCTAGTATAGAACTTTCATTCTTACTACTATTTCCCCAACTATCTGCACCCTTCTTACGACACTTGACTAATGCACCTGATGCATAAGCACTTGGCCATACTTTGTAACGACTCTTTACTTTATAGTAGCAAGCATCTTTCTTTTCATTCATCAATTCTTCACTAACCATTTCTCCACCACAGTGTGGGCAACTCTCACTATGTTGTTCTTCATTTGTTTTGTTTTTGGCACAACTACCCGGGAAGCCTGCTGTTGTACCTTTAACTCTATGATATCCAGACCAGCATTTCAATTCATCTAATTTATCTTTTGAATTATCACCGTGTGATTGACACATACCACAATCTGGACAAGTCATTTCCATTTCAATTGATTCGTTATGTTTTTTCTTGCCAGCACAATGCGCTTTTTGACTAAAGCCTTTTGGGTGACTACAGTTAATGCTACTCTTGTATTTCTTGCTCCACTCTTCCGCCACACCTTGCTCTTGAGGTTTTTTGAACACACTATATATTTTTTGTGTATCAATACCTTTTATACCATTGGCTTGTAATACATTTGCCACAAATGTCCCACAATTTTCTGCTCCTACTGAGTTAGTTGTAGGAACCGATACTGGTTTTGATAATGATACAATTTTGATATTTTGTTTAGGAAACTCCGGATCATCAGTCACATCGTTAGTGACATATACATCATTGCCTTTATGCCCACTCATTTGAATTTGTTTTCCATCTTGAGTTATAAATCCAACATGGTCATAACTCCATTCTTTGGGTGCTTTATTACTACGAGCAAAGAATATTTTTTGTGCTGTTGTATTATTGTTCTCGGAGCCTTCCGCCACACCTTGTTCTTCAATATTAGGGTTATTGATTTGTTCTGCTACACTATTCAATTTGTCATTGCTAACTGTAACAAAACTATACATCCAACCATCTAAACTAACACCCTTGTCTAATTGATTCTTAATATGTACTGCGTTTTTAATAATTTCACGAATCTCACCTTGAGCCATGCCATCAATTTGTTCATCCTCAGTAGTCAATGTACCAATACGTCTTTGACCACTACTCTTAAACATATCATTAGTTTCTTCGTATGTACTGGGTGAGGGTAAGCCAACTCCTTCTTCAACTTTCTTTTCATCATTGGCAAATTGTTTTTTAGTAGCTGTGTTAATACCTTTAAAACGCTTGTCACCTTTTTTGAAGTCACCTTCACTATCTGCTTTACTGGCATCGGCTGAGGCAGCAGTTTTGTATTGTGCTAACTTTTCGTTAGATAGTTCTGTTAGAAAATCAGTAGGTTTCATATTATTTCTTCTTATAACCTTCACTTACTTTTTTCTTAGCAGTATCCCATGCAGCATCAGTATCTACGTTGTGTTCTTTACCACCGGCGCCAATGTCAGCAACTCTACTACCTATATCTTTTTTAGTTTTTACTATAGCTTTATTGTGTTTGTTTACACTTTTTTGAAGTACGTTACCAAAGTTTGGATTTCTGAATGCGCCAGTTGGCGCTCTACGACCGCCTTTTTCCCAACTTACTTCTGCATCACCAAACATGTCGCCTTCCGCCACACCTTGCTGACCACGCTGTGCTTGAAATGCCTGTGCTTTTTCATCACTGCTTTGTTTTGATCCTTTGAACAATAACATTGCCGCAAACAGCATTAGTGTTACAGGAATCAATCCTAAGATACTACCGGACGCTACTGCGCCACCAACTTCACCTGCTGCCGCATGTGCTAGTACGCCATCAATCATTCCCATAGCATTCATCCACAATGTAGATAAGATACTACCACCGCCTAATGCTAATCCACCTAGTTGTTTCATCATGCCAGATTCAGCAACTGGTGCAGATTGACCTGCTGCCAACTGTTCCATCTTTTGCTTAACTTCTTTGCCAGACTTGCTGGTCTTTAGAATCTGTACCAGTTGTGGCTTGTATTGTTGAGCCATTTGATAATACTTACCAATACCCGGAATCTTCTTGACTAAGGCAGTGATAGTTTCCATTGCACCCTCATCTAATTGCGAGCCTTCGGGTAATACACCTTTTGGTCCCGCCATGGGTTTTGTTTTTAGTCTTTGCTTTGTATCTTGTTGATGTTGTGTTTTATAATGTGGTGATTCTGCTTGATCAAGGTCCATCATTCTGTCAAAATCATCAGCGGCACGATTTATTCCACGATTTACTCCGCGGTTAGATAGGTTAGAATATTTGTTTTCTGAACCTTCCATAGCATCAGTATCATGCTGCATCTCTTGGCTGCTGATTAGGTAATCCATTACAGTAACCATGTTACTTTTAACTGCTCCAATCTTCTCTGATACCCACTCTGGGAATTCAGATTGCAATGACAATCTCTTGTCTAAATGTGTTGCTACACGAATGATAGTGTGTAAACTGTTCTTTAATGTTTCACCTTCATGTTCACCGTGAGACAGGTCATGCTTAACAAATCCAGTTTTTCTTAATCTACCTTGTCCCGGGATAACAATTAAGTCTTGTTCTGAAAGATCATCTTCGTTGACTTTCTTCATGTCGGCTCTAACGTCAGCCTTAGATTGTTTGTGTTTCTTTTCAAAATCATAAGAAGTTAAGTTTTTTAAATCGCTGATAAGTTCTTTAACTTTTCCTTCAACAATACTATTAGCGTAGGGACCTTTCTTTTTAGTGCCCTTCATTAATTGTTTAACGGGTTTTAGTCCCTTGACATCTACACTTTCACGGGTTTGAGTCATCATAGGCTGTGCTACGGTTGCGACTGATCCTGCTGTTGTGGAATTTTCTATTATTTGCTTAAATCTCATGACGGTTTCCCAAAGTTATAGAGTATTTATCAAAATACCATAATATGGAAACTTATTAGATTTTGCCGTTTGCTTTGGCAGTTGGGGGAATTCCTGCTCTACTGGTGTTCCAATAGAAGGCTTTTGCGTTCTTTTTAATACTATCAGGATGAACATCTACTGTCAATGCTGTCTTAAAACGAGGATCATTTTTCTCTTTTTCAGAGGGGATATATCCTGAGGCTTCATTCAATGATTGTTTTAAATATTGTTCTCCCTCACCCGTTACGTACCAATACCCATCGTCATCTACAATATAACCGTTGCTACTTAAACTATCTAATACATTATCATAAGCACTGGTTCTTGATTCATCTTCTTGGAAATCTAATCCTAACTGTGCTGCTGTGTAGATAGCATGTAAAACTAATAATTTACCTAATCCTTTGCCTTTGAATTCTGGATAAACTTCAGCAATGCTACGCCCTGTGTTACTATCATATTGATATATACCAGCTGGAGAATTATTAACAGTCAAAGTTGTAGAGAATTTACCATTGCCTTTTTGTATTTTAAAACTGATTTTTTTATCTGCGGCTTCTGACATTGCACCACGATATTGATTATCTTTACGCCCGCCATATGGATTTATTGCTGAAGTTTTTTCACTAGCAAACTGCATGGTTTGATTTTCACCTACAGCCTTCTGCTTTGGTATTCTTGACAATTGATACATAACTAGGTCACCGTTATCAGCACGAAAAAACTTATATCCCCAAGATTTAGCATAACGCAGTACCATTCTATCATATAACTTAGCACGACTTTCAGGATTTGGCACAACATCATCTGGACCGTAATTTATACTTGGATCAAGTAATTTGCTTGCCGAGAAATAGATTTTTAGTGGTTTGTATTTTGTAATGAATTGTTGAATAGCAACTAACACAGTAGAAAATACTTTTTGTGCGTCACCCTCACCTGTTACTTCTTGACTGTTATTTCTATAAAATTCAACCATCCATGTCTTGTCATCGGGTTTAATATTATCTTGTTTATTAAACATAATGCTTAAATTTGATCCATCTGGTAATTTAGCAAGTGCATCAACATCACCGTGCATACCTTTTTCCCATGTTATTGGAAGTGGAGTATCAAACGCTTCATCTACATTTTGCCGCGGCATTAATAACTCAGGCATGCGATATTGGTTAACATCAACTGGATAAGACTGTAATGATGCTTTGTATGCCTTAGCATACTGTTGTTTTTCTTCAGGTGTTTTTGCTCTATAAAATTTGTTGGCAATAGCCATATCACCTACTAGAGTTCCTGGGGGAATTGAAATCTTCTTTGGTCCATAGTATCGTAGTTTGTCTGAATCTTTGTTGGTTAAACTGTAAAAGGTTGATTCCCATTTGTCAGGATGCAACGCATACTGTGCAGATGCTCTTTCAGGAACAAACTCTGCCAATGCATCTGCGCCTGAATGAAATTTACCTAGCTTGGATAAACTTATAGCAGTATCATTGCTTTCACCTTCCGCCACACCTTGTTGATCTAAAAATGCCACATTGTCCGGAATACCTAACTTTTTAATACTCCAAAGAATTTGATTATACTTTCCGTCGTATACGAGTTTATCAGATCCTAGATTTGGAGCACTAGAATTAATCTGTTGCTCTGCTCGCTTATAGCTTTGTGGCTTAAGATACTTTTTAGCTTCACTAGGCCAGCCACCTTGTAGAACATTATACAATGATAATAAACTAAAAGCCCAATCTTCTTTGTTATCAGTTTCCCAACCTTGTTCGCTGTGTGGATGAGTAACTAATATTGCACCTGCTTTAATTAGTGCCGGCACATTTAATCTTTTTCTTTCAGTCTGAAAAGTAGTATTGGAAAAGCCTTCCGCCACACCTTGCTTAAGACTTCTATAACCAAGTGAGTATTGTTCTACTTCTTCCGGGTGTCGTGCCTGCTTGTCTTGTATAGTTTTCAAACGTGTGCGTGGGTTGAGTTTTTTAACAACTCTGTCAGGATATAGTTTAGCATCACGTTGAGCATCCTTCACTCCAGCATCATACCAATGATTTGATTCTTCATCAATGTTCTGATACATTGTCTCAACGGTCAATATCTCACTATGTAACTTGTCTCTTAAATCATACAACTTCGTAATATATCCCTGACTACGCAACATCTTGTATGCTAGATTCTCAGGGCCAAACTCACCACCTTTATCTAAACCTGCTTGTCTATATCTTTTGATTGTGTCTATTATATGTTTTACTTTACTATACTTCTTTGACTTGAGTGCTATCTCTATTAAACTTAATAACTTTTCATACTTGCTTTTGGTGGCGGTTTGGTCAAAATCACTTCTACGCTTAGTGGGTATTTTTATCCACTGGTCATTCATTACACTATATTCACCTAAACTTACTACAGGTTGTCTACTATCCTGTACATATAATTCTACTGGAATTTTATGAATCGTTATATCATGTGTGTCATTGTATATTGTTTTTTTAGCAGTAAATAATTCTTTGTATACTTCATTGGTAGGTAAATTACCCATGTCTACTAATATATGTAAATCTAAATCACTATATTTTGTATAGCTATATGCAGCATTACTGCCTGATATTGTAATATCTTTTACATCTAAATCATGTACGCCTAATTCTTGTAAAAAGTCTTGTGCTATTACTAGAAGTTGTTCTCTAACTTCTGGGCGCAACTTAGTACCATTCCATAACTTAGGGTTAAGTTTATCGTGGAATGTTACTGCGTCAGATAATTTAAAACTATTAAGTTCTTTTAGGTTCATTTTTGGGGTCAGGCTTCTGTGGTTTAGGGGGATACTTTGGGGGCTTATGTCTAAACCAACTCATATAGTATTTAGTTTTATATTAAAAAAGCCCCTTTCGGGGCCTTCTTATGCTGCTTTGATTGATTTAACTTCGTTGCCGTCTTTGTCAACTAGTTTTAATCCCAAGCCTTGCTGACGTTCCATGAACATAGGTCCAACTGTATTCATCAAATGTTCTTGATTTTCCATACAGAAAACATATGAGCCACTGTGACGTAATAGAACACGCTTGTCCATCCAGATACGACCACCTAGATCACGCCAGTTTTCACAGAATGTCCAGTCTTCACTGTAGTAACGATTTTGACGAACCGCTGTGTCAAAATATGTTTTCAAGTGTTGGTCAAACTTTGGATCTAAACCAATGTCATTCTTGTATTGCTTAACAGCTGGATGAGTCTTAAGTTTTTCAAATACATGTTTCTTCATCAATAAGAAACCTGTACCTGCTTTAGATACTTCTTGTAATCCGTCTGGTCCTTCTTCAGCACCTTCAAATCCGTTAACTACCCATTTGATAGGCATAGTCTTCATTGGATACAATCCACCGATAACATCAACGTCACGGTTTAGTAACACTAACAAGTGCCATGGCTCCCAACCAATGTCAGCGTCAACAAAGAATAAATGTGTTGCATCTGGCATATCTAGGAACTTAGCAGTTAGTGTATTACGGGCACGACTGATAAGACTTTCATTGACCATTGTTTCCAATGTCCAGTCAATGTTTAATTGACGGGCGGTGTTAGCCCACTTAATGAAACTCATAAATGTTGATTCAGTCAACATACCACCATAACAGGGCATAGCGATATGCACTTTGGTTGTACGTAGAAAGTCTACATTTACTTGAACTTGCCCTTCAGCAGGAGCATCTGCTGCTTTTTCTGCTTGCTCTACTGCTGCTTGTGCAGCGATTTCCTGTACCTTTTCTACTGGTACAGTTTTTTCTTCTGATGCTTTTGATTTCTTTGTTGCCATAAGGTCCTCTTGTTAAGATATAATTATTTACATCAGGAAGAGGGGTATGAAATATTTTTATTTTTCGTCTAAGTAATCGTCAAACGTTGGTGATTCAGGATGACCGTAATCTTGCTCACGTTTTTTCATTTGTTCACTATCTCTAGCAGCTCTTAACTTAGCAATAGGAGCACCGGTCGTTAGATCGTTCGCTACATGTCCAATAACATCACTATCTTTCTCAGTTAGTGCAGCAATACTTGTACCTATTCCAGCACTGGCTAATGTATATTTAAGTGTATCAATCCAACTCTTACCGTTAATACGTGATACCAATGTTGGTATAACTGTATTCAATACTGATTGTAATAATATGTTTGTTTGTGACGGACTAAGTCCCATTTTACTTGCGGAACTTAATAATCCACCTGCAAGTAATGCACCTACAGTAGTAATGATACCACCTTGAATGTATGGATTCTCTTTACCTTTTTTGAATATATCAATTAACTTAGAACGAACAGCAGGATCATCAGTTTGTTGTAATAAAGTTCTTGCCTTATCTACATAGTCATCAATCTTTTCTTTATGAATATCATTTACAATTGGTTCATAAAATTTAATAACTGTTTTAACTGGATCAATTTCTTTTTCTTCTTCTATGGGTTCAATCGTGGCACCCATTTTCATTTTCTCTTGCAACTCATAAGCCTCTTTCATCAACTTAAGTATCTTATACTTTTGCTCAACTGTCGCTTCTTTTAACAAAGGTCTTAACTTAGTAATTTGTTCTTTTATCTTGCTTGCTTTTCTTCTAGGCTTTGGAGTGTGAAATTGAATAAGATTCTGTTTAGCAGTATTCATCATATCCAATACTTCTTTGTCATCAAGCGCAGGACTCATTGCTTGACGCCATACAACAAATTGTTCTTGTTCAGTCTTGTTAGGATCAAGCAATACTTCACGCATTGGTGTAGCACGAGGTCCTTCATGGTAGTCAGGACTATTTACGTCACTACTTGGCTCTTTAGTATCTTGTCTACTCATTACAGTTAGACTATTCAATCCAAAGTTCTTATACGGTGGAACACCTGACTTGTCTGGTCTTGTTAGATATCCAAATGCATCTTTTTGGTCAGCACCAACAACTAACGTAACATCAGTTATTCCTTTAGTCGCTAAGTTAGCTAAAACATCATTTAATGTAGGAGCTTCTGTTGTAGGTAAACTAAACATCTTGGCATATTTTGGGAACTTCTTCTGATACATTTTTACTTTTGTCTCAGGTGGAATAGGATCATCCTTACCAAAACTGCGTGATACTACAAAGTAAGGGGTAGCACCTGTAGTTTCTGCTTGATGTATAACCGCTTTAACTAGTGCGTCATGCCCGGTATGTCCCATACCACGACCCCAACCTAATACAGCACTACTACCTTTTTTAGCTTCATTAACTACTGATTCTTTTGGACTCCAGTTAGTTTGGTCAATTGTTTTAATAAATTGTCCGGGCATATCATAGTTAAATTGTTTACCTGGATGTGCTTGTGCATACCCTTCTGGTTTAGTTTGTTTTATACCACCATGTGTACCTTGACTTAGCTGATTAATCAATACATTCTTTTGATTGCTTAGTCCTTCAACTGCACCCAATGTTGCTTTCAATCCTTTAGGATCACTTAATAATGTTTCTGCTTTCTTAGCACTTAAGTTTGCTCTAGCCCAATCAGGAAAGTCAGCAAGTAATCCTTCAGTACGCAAGTGCTTATTCAAATATGTATACAACTCTCCACCTGGATTGCTTAATCCTGGCTTAGGTGCTAGATAGTTATCTATTAGTTTAGCATTTGCTTTGAGAAACTTCTCCATGCTATCAAGACCTTTTGTATCTAATGGCACAGGTTCTTGAACATAAGTAGTACCTTGCACGATAACGCCAGGGGCACTTAAACTCTCAGCATCGGGCAATCGTTGTTCGTCACTACTACCCATTGTAGGATAATAGCCTGTTGCTGCTACCATCACTTTAGATTTTTTAATCTTTTGTCCCAATTCACTTTCAACCGGGATATGAAACGTAGTGATGTTAGGAGTAAAATCGTATGTGTTTGTTTCAGGATTTAGTACAGGCATAGCACTAGTACCGTCTGGTTTGTTACCAGGATAGAACAATAGTCCACCTTCTAAGTAACCTTGCTTAGGACTTATCTTTTCAAAGTATGGCCATAAACTAGCAAACTGATTAGCAAACTTTTGTCTACCTTTAGGATCACCACCACCTGTACCTAACACAAATGCTTTAACATCTTCCGGGCTACGCATTACAGTTGGTGCACCACTAGATGTTTCTGTCTTGCCACTCTTTAAATATGCCCAAGCATTTTTTGGAATCATACTGAAGTTGCCTTGTTCGTCACGACCCCAGTATACTACTGGCATGCCGTCCCACTTCAATTCAATACTTCCACCTTCTTCACCCATGTGTTTAAGACGTTCAACTGCGTGTAAACCACCGTGACTACCGTCACTTAACACTAGGTCTTCAATGTGTTGATACTTGCGACCTACCTTAGGTGCGGTAGCTTCAGTTAGGAAATCACTTGGTTTCATTTTAGGATATCCAATGCACGACGGAACCATTCAGTTACGTTTGGTGTAGCTTGTTGCCAACTATGACCAGCACGTGCCATATTCATTATATCATCTTTGCGTTTCTGATCGGGAATCTTTGCCATAATAGATTCTACACTACCCAAATCCTGCCCTGATGCACCTTGACCTAATAGATATTTTGCGATACTATCCCAATCATCACTTAGTAGTTCTGCTTTCTTACCTGCATTGTCACGCTTGTACAATCCTTCATCAGGACTCCATAACATGCCCTGTGTACTTGCAAGTGCATTCATTACTAATTGTTTGTTAACGCCTTTGTATGGACTACCTTTAGGTATATCATGTCTATGATATTGTGCTACTTTAGATGCGTTGGGTACTACTTTAATATCAACTTGATAAAACTTATCACCCATTGGGACTCTAGTATGTACAGTAACACCGGCTTGTTTTGTTTGTAGCCCTTGCTTTTGCATGTAATCGTTTAATGCCTTGCGTGTAGTTTTAGCATCACTAGTACCAAACACATGCATTAAATCGGACAACTCAAGCATTGAATCTAAATCATTAGAAGGAACAACATTGCCTTCACTATCATAACGTGGCTTCCAGCATGAACCGATTACTTCTAATTTAGTTTTAAGTGGATCTAAGAATTTTTGTGTAGTAGCGGTTAATGGCTTACCAACTCGTGACGGATCAAAGTTCGTTTCTACGTCATCCCAAATGTTTCCACCTTCAAATAGTTTCATATTATTGATTGCCTGTTATTGCCTGCAATAATGCTCTGGCTACCACACGGTCTTTTTCTTGTTCTTCATCTGACAATTGAGCATAAGGTATATTCATTAACTTTTCACGCTGTTGAAGTTTTGCTTCTAACTTGCCTGCTGCTTTAAGTTTTTCAGTATCATCAAATTGTTCTGGATTTTCTACAAATTGTTTAGCGGTTACATTCCAACCATTGTGAATTGCGTCACTAATCTTTTCAATATCAGTAACACCTGCACTAATTAACTTTAACGCAAATTCTGCTGATTTCAAATTAGCTTGCCACCCAAATGTATTTCCAGGTGAACTACGGCCATAATGATAAACATCATCTAATGCCTTGTCACTAATCTGTGCTAAGTGGCTAACATCCATGCCTTCATTTATCATATCAATATATTTTCTAAATAATTCACCAACATTCTCGTCCATTTTATTCTCCTTAATAACTTAATTTTACGTAATTAACTAAACCCTGCTGGAAGTCTACAACCTTTGCTCTCATATAAACAAAGTTACCAGTAACGTTTGTGTATACATTAGCGTTTGGATTATCACTGCCATTAAACTCATAAACATCAAACCATTGATTATCTACTGTGGCAGGATTCGCTAATGTAGCTTGGATAACAATGTTTCCAATAATATTGGTTACACTAAGATTAACTGTTTGTAAATCTCTATTCCCTAAATAATATGCTGCGGCTGGTTGAGCATTTCCTACAACTGTATAGGGTGCTCCGTTGCCTGGATTTACATAGGCTGTCTGTGGTAACAGAATAAGTGTAGTAGATTGGCTCATTATGCTTTTACCACTTCAACTACTACACCGCTACCCACTAATTCTTGGGCAACTTGCTCTAATGCAGCTTGTATTTCTTCAGAGATACAGGTTGTTTGGTCTGCTGCTCCGTCCTTCACAAGCGTACTAAATTTGATTACTAATACATCTTCTACGATTTTTGCCATGATAATACTCCGTAGAGTATTTATCATTTTAGACAGGATCGGGTCGTTTTTCTAATTTGTATCGTTTTCCAAGCATATGACCATACATTAATACTAGATAACTTAATGTACTTTCATTGTCATAGTCAATAGAATGAGTGCCACTCGTATAGCGATAACTCCAACTGTTAAGTGCAGCAATTGGCCGTTTAATATACCCATCTAACCATTTTTTTAGCGCATCGCTTGGAACTAATTCTTTACTTTTACTAACAGTATCATATAAATCTTTAACAAAAGTTTTATCTTCAATATATGCAGTTTTTAAGTAAATCCTGTAGTTATGTTTTGGCTTATTGACATAGTACTTTGTTCCGGCAAATTGCTCTAATTGCACCTCAGTAATTTTTACAGTAATTGGTCCAAGTTCCTTCAATGTAAGTAACAAAGCTAAATCGTTGCTGTAAACTGAAGAAGTATCACCCTCAAGTCTAAAACCCACTGTTCTGGGTTTTTTGTTAGCATTACGCCAATCAATGAAGTTGGTAATTTCATTAAAATTTTCTACAATCATAGCTTTTCTGTCTGCTCTGATTCTATCGTATCCAGTAGAATCCATTCGTTTTACCAAATCTTCTGGCGTTTTAGTATAGCTAGCATGACCCAACCCATCTATTCTAAACTTAGCACGATATCTATAGTTGTTGTAATAGTTGTTTTCCTTATATTCATAGTAATCAATATTAGGAACGTTTTTAACTGACCTCAATAATCCCATTTTCATTCACCTTAGCTGTTAGTTTATGTGTTACTGCAAAATCAATTGCGCCGTCTGTCATTACACAGTTAATTGTAGCAGATTTAATGCGTTCAAACAAGACCTTTTTACTCAGAGGTACCCGAATCAATTCATCAATCTTACGTGCTAGTGGTCGTGCGCCCATTTTCTTATCATACCCTTGCTCTGCCAAATACTCTACTACTGGCTCACTTAGGTTCAATGTGATATCATGCTTGTCAACCAAACTCTTTTTCAAGTCATCGGTAAACTTGATAACAATCTTCTTAATAGCAAGTGTGTCTAGTTTGTTAAACTTGCAAATCAAGTCAACACGATTTCTAAATTCTGGTTTAAAGAATTCTTTCAATGCTTTATCATCTTCACCAGTCTTTTCTTGACTACCAAATCCAATGTTGTTACGTTCACTATCACTACTTCCTAAGTTACTGGTCATGATAATGATACTGTTCTTACAGTTAACTTGCTTGCCATTACTACCAGTAATATGTCCTTCATCCAACATCTGTAAGAAAATATTAAAGATATCTGGATGTGCTTTCTCAACTTCATCAAACAACATGATTGAATGTGGGTTCTTGCTCAAGTCATTAATCAATCGTCCACCACTTACTTGACTATCACCAAACCCAACATAACCCGGGGGAGGTCCAATCAAGCTACTTACACTATGCTTCTCTCCATACTCACTCATATCATACTTAAGCAATGGCATGTCTAAGTTTTTACTAAGTAGTTTAGCAAGTTCAGTCTTACCGGTGCCAGTTGGTCCTAAGAATAAGAAACTACCTGTTGGTTTTGTGTCATTGCCGATACCAGCAAAGTTAACATAGATACGCTCAAGCACCTGTTGTACCGTTTCATCTTGACCGTATAGTTTGTCTTTAATATTTGATTCTAATTTATGAATCAAATCAAAATTATCACCTTTCATTTTATCAGCAGGTACTCCAGTGAAGCGTTCAACTTGGTCAAACACTAGTTCTTTAGTAATGATTGCCCCTTTGTTCTCTGCTACACGTTGTTTAGCGCAAGCAGCATCAATCAAATCAATAGATTTATCTGGGTTCTTTCGGTCATGAATATAACGGTCAGCACTTTCAACTGCTGCTTTGATTGCTTCATCTGTGATTTCAACGTTGTGGAAATCATTAAGTCGTGAACTCAATCCATTCAAAATACGAATAGTTGTATCATGGTTAGGCTCGTCAATTGATACACGATAGAACCTACGCATCAATGCACGATCCTTTTCAAAACTTTCATAGTATTCTTCCCAAGTTGTGCTAGCAATAACTTTAAGTGTACCTTTAGTGATTGCAGGTTTAATCATGTTAGCAAAGTCAACTGACCCATTATTTGAGCCACCAGACCCCTGCATTGTATGTGCTTCATCAATAAAAAGAATAGTCTTTTTCTTGGTGTTTAATGCTTCTAATACTGATTTAACTTTTTCTTCAAAGTCACCACGATACTTGCTACCCGCAAGCAAACTACCCACTTCTAAACTATATAGTTGATGATCCTGCAAGAATTCAGGTACTTCTTTGTTAATCATCATCTGTGCTAGACCTTCAGCGATAGCGGTTTTGCCAACGCCAGGATCACCTACCATTAACACATTACTCTTGAATCGTTTAGCAAGTACGTTGATGATATCGTCAAGTTCTTTACTACGCCCGATTAGCGGCTCAAGTTTACCTTGCGCTGCTAGTTGAGTTAGATTGACGGTATATTCTTCTAGTACTTCATCAGCTTGGTTATCTGTCATATTAGTAGATTCACCGTGCTTATAATTTTTTGTCCAATGTGATACGAATTCATTTTTGTTGATACCATATTTCAACAAGAAATAATGTGCATGGCTATTGCTTTCTGCTGCAATGCTTAGGAATAAATCAATTGTAGTAACTTGCCTACGTCCACTAAACAATACTTGTGTTACTGAACGATTCATTACACGTTCTAAGCTATTAGTTTTACGCGGAACTACTTCATCTTCCTTGCTTACAATAGCGTGTAAGCTGTCCAAATATGCACCAATTTCCTGTGACATTGAATCAATGTCAGCACCAAAATTAACTAGGCATTTTTTAAATGATGAATGATTTATTAGTGAGAGCAATAGATGCTCCACTGTAACGTATTGATGTTTACGTTCTTTAGAGTATTCAATAGATTGTTGAATAATATGTTCAATTTCGGGTGAATGTGTCATTTAGACTCCTTTAGTTGTTGTTGACGAATACTATTGATAACCTGTTCGTCTATTGTATCAGGTATGAATGGCTTCAACAAGATTATTTGGTCACCGTATCCACTTGTATTATAAATGGGCATACCTTGTCCTGCCAATTTCAATTGTATATATGGTTGAGTTCGTGGTTTTACTGTTACCTCAAGTGTTTTTCCTGATAAGGTAGTGAATTCAAAACTAGTTCCAATAATCAAATCTAATACTGATATAGAATGATTACATACTAAATCATTACCTTGTCTATCGTATTTAAGATGTGGATCAACCCTAAAATCTACTATTAAACTAGCATTATCTATAACTTTGTCAATACGCATTTGATTACCATTTTGTATACCTTTGGGTACTTGAATAGTTACTGCATGAACGTTAGTGGGTGTTTGTAGCTTAAGAATTTGTTCGCTACCATGATATGCTTGCTCAAGTGTAATTCCCACTGTGGTTCTAAATACTTGTTGCTGTGGTTGTTGTCTTTGTTGACCGAATGGATTGAATGGATTACCTCCGCCAAACATCTGACTAAAGATATGTTCAAATCCTGGAGGAACGCCGCCCTGTTGATGAAATCCTTGAGGGGCAGGGTTGTCATATTGTTGACGCTTATCCGGGTTACTTAATGTATCGTAAGCCGCTTGTATATCTTGAAATTTAGCCTTGTCGCCACCTTTGTCAGGATGATGCTGGCTAGCCAGTTTGCGATATGCTTTTTTGATTTCGTCTGGTGCTGCATTTTTACTAACACCCAAAGTACTGTAATGGTCCATTCAATTAGTATAGCATACTTTTATGCTATTGTCAACACTTTAGTTAGCGCCGGCAACCTTTTCTTTAGTACGTCCGTACGCTGCGATACCCAATACAGCACCCATAGCGATATGATATAGTCCTGCACCTTGCAAGGTTAACGGTTGCCACTGACTAGTAACTTGTCCATGATTTAATGCTTGTAATAGACTCCAAAGAATAGGGAACAAAATAAAATCAGCAAAACATGTGGACATGTATAACCATCCCATTGCAGGTCGCCATTTTGAATTTACCCAGTGTTCACTTTCTTTGTCATGTGCAACTAATATTTCAGCACCTTGTGCAGCATTAGAACCTGCGCCAGTTAATACAGGACTATTGCCTGTACTTACATTCATATTGCTGGTGCCGACGGATCCCATGTTGTTTGGTCCACCAAAAGTATTCGTTGGCGCTCCAAATCCTGAACTGCTACCAAAGCCTGTTGATGCTGTTGAACCAAACGAACTGGTTGAGCCGAATCCTCCTGACGAAGGTGTGCCAAATGTTGAAGGCCCGCTTGAAAATGCGTTGGTTGAGCCATAAGTACTTCCTTGTGGAAATTGAGATATAGTAGGATCAGCCGCTAATATTTCGTGGTGATCATCACTCTTTGCTAGTGCAGAATCTACTCCTGCTTTTTGTGCTAGTATAGTTGCCATTTTATAACCCCGCCATTGATATAAATGCTTTTAATTCACTATCTGGTTCACCATGAAGATTTACTGTGTTTAATCCGGCACGATGACGCATCTCATTTAAATCTTCTTCATCTTCATTTTCTTCACGATACTCATGTGGGCTAATAGTAATCAACTGTTTCAGTACTTCTTCATCCGGGGAATGATCTTCTTCGTCAATATTAACAGACCATTCACTTAACTTCATTCCCGTAAGTGTTTCTAAATCATCTAATAATTCTATGATACGTTCTGGTACTTTTGTTCTACGTTTCATCTCAACAAAAACTAGATATTTGCCTGGACTTAATTCACCTTCGCTTAAACTTGCATCAAGTATCCAATCATAGCCACGCTCAAACCAATCAACTAAATCATTACCCACTGCTTCACTTTTAACTGTAAATGCTAATGTAACAATATCACTATCTTTACCCATCTTAGCAGAGTATTCATCTACTGATACCTTAGGTTCAATTTGATCTTCCATATCCAAATAATCTAAACCTTCATTAATGATTCTTTTTGTCATGTTATACCTTACATTGCAGGGGCAGGTGGTGCGCCAGGTGCTTCTGGTGGCATCCCACCCATTCCTGCATCTTGTTGTTGTTCTTCCTGATCTGTAGTAGAATCTTGATCCAAATCGTCATCATATGAATCATCTAATTCTTCTAAGTCAATTGTTTGTCCAGCCAAGTCAATGGAACCTTCTTTAATATCATCTAATAAATCTTTTGGTATTTCAATGTACACAAACCAAATTTTCTTTGGTGCCATCTTAGGATAACGTGTTCCGGGAACATAATCTTCGTAATCTTTAACTTCTACTGGAACTTCAATCTTAGATTTAGCAAACTTAACCTTGCAACCAATTGCTACTAAACGTCTAGCACCTTTTGGATTGGGCATTAAATTGTATGGCCACATGAATATACAGCTAACAGTATAGCGTTTTACATTAGGACCTTGAACTAATTCACCCAATTCCCAATTACGGTAGGCGTAAAGATCGGATTCATCTAGTACTCTTTCAAAGTCTAGGAGGGTATTCATTGAACCATCGCTGGTAAATATACCCTTTACGGTATCAACAATGCTAACATAATCAACATTGTCAAAGAAATTGTCGGCGGTATCGTGCTTCATTAATATATTTATCTTTTATTGATTAATAGCACTAATAAGAATGGGAAGTATTTTACAGTCAAGCCAAGTATTTAGTCTAAAATATTACGTTAAAAGTCTGATACATTACACACTATTTTTAATCTTAAATAATATTGAGTGTTATGAGAACTCACCCCCGCTCTTATAAAGGAGAATTTACATTGAGCAAACGGAAAACCAGTGCTTTACGCACTACTCAGCAAGATCCACGCTTTTCAAGCAAAAAACAAACAAATCAAACTTTTTACATGAAAGAATCAAAAACAATAGATTTCTCGCAAGCACAAAAATCTGTAAGGATCAATAAGCGGCCCGTACAGTTAGTCCCCAAATCTCTAAATCAAGAAAATTATATTATCGCTCTACTAGATGAGGAAACGGATATCGTTGTCGTCACTGGTCCTGCTGGTACAGGTAAAACTTATTTAGCGATGCAAGCGGCTATTAAAGCAATGCGTGATGGAGAATGTGATAGAATCATATTGTCTCGTCCCGCAGTAGGAGTAGATGACGAAAAACATGGCTTCTTGCCAGGTGATATCAATCAAAAGATGGAACCATGGACAAGACCTTTATTAGATGTATTACGTGAGTATTACACACAAGCAGAAATAACCCACATGTTGGATGAACAGATTATAGAGATTGCTCCATTAGCATTCTGTCGTGGTCGTAACTTCAAACATAGTTGGGTAGTGTTAGATGAAGCGCAAAATGCAACACCTGGTCAACTCAAAATGATTATGACTAGAATCGGCGTTGGCAGTAAGATTGTAATTACTGGCGATATTGAACAAGCCGATAGAAAATCAGCCGACAATGGGCTACTAGACTTACAAAATCGATTGAGGAAGGGGGTGATACCAGGGTTGCAGTTATGTACTTTTGACATTAAAGATGTTCAAAGACACCGCATCATTGAACATGTACTAAACTTGTACAGTTAAAAAGAGGGGCAATGCCCCTCTTTTATTTCTTCAGCATTTCGCTTTCGGTATTATTCTTTTCTAATTGGTCAATCAATGTTGGATATACTCGCTTGTAATATTCAATCATCCTATCCCAATCAGTATCTACTACTTTACCTTCAACCACACATTTGTCAATTTTCTTCTTAGTAAAATCTAAAATGACATTGCATGTCTGAATATCTGATGGTCGTACTCGTTTGCTAATAGAAACTTGTTCATCAATCTGTCCGTTTGGTTTACGTACATAAACAATCAATAAATATCTCACGATGTTAACTCCACTAATGTTGCTGCTAAACTAATCTCAGGGATTCCAACTAATGGCAAGTTTGCTAGACCATTACGAATTATAATGATACTTGCATCACGTTTTTCTTGTTGCTTGCCCCACAAGTCTAAATTATCATACATCCACTTGTATGTATCTTCAATACGTGTTGGATACAATGCAATGTATTGCATCAATTGCTGACGACCTTCAAGAATTTTGCCAGACTTAAACAAAGTTGTTGCTTCCAACAATAATTCATGTTCACTGTTGCCCTGTGATTGTGGGGGCAACAATTTACCTGTGCTACTGTTGACTTGTAGTTGATTTAAGCATTTACGCAAGTCTGGATATGCTACACGAACATAGCTATCTAGTGTGTCCAAATCAAACTCAATACCTTCTGTTAATAGAACAGTTGCTGCCCTTGCTGTATAGTCTGTACGATCAGGTTTAGCGATATGAAACTTGTGGCAACGACTTTCACGCAATGCTGGAATGATTTTGTGTTCATAGTTACAAGTAAGAATGAATCTTACTGTGTCAGCATATGCTTCCATATCATTACGCAATGCTGCTTGAAACTCTGGACTTGTATAGTCAGCCTCGTCAAGTAATATCACTTTAAATTTACCGAACGGCATTGTTTGTGCGAATCCATTAATCTTATCACGCACAACTGCGACACCGTTTTCACGGGATGCATTGATTTCTAGTACATCATAATCTTCTACACCAAGTTCATTGATTAGTACTTTTGCAAGAGTAGTCTTACCTGTACCCGGGTCACCGCTCAGTAATAGATGAGGGATAGAACCATTAGCAATCCAACCTTCTACCTGTTGTTTTTGTCGTTCATCTACAAAGACGTAATCTTTAACAGATTTCGGACGATATTTTTCTACCCAAAGTTGATTTTTCATTTTCTAAGCATTTCAAGTGTGATAATGTGTGCGATACCTTGACCTAAGTCTTGATCACTAGTGATGATATGTAGTGATACCTGACGTTCATCTGTTCTAGGATCATATGAATTATACTCCATTACATACCCACCGTTAGCTGAATGTATTGCAAAGTTCATACCGTTTGACTGATCCAGTCTACGACCTGAACTAATAATACTAGTAGTTTTTGAAGATTGTCCTTGGAACACATCACCATCACCATGTCGGACTTTATTCCAATCTTCTCTAACCCACTGAATAACTTTTTGCTTAAACCAATTTATCATTTAATATACCATTTCGCTTAATGTTGAATCAGATACTTGTTCATCTGACATCATTAGTATATCACTAGGATCAACTCTACGCAATGTTTTCTTACCCGTTTCATCTTCAATATCAATACCACGAGTCCAGCGTCCATGGCTGACACAAACCCATTTGCCTTCAACGATATCTGGGTCTTTGTTGTCTGTACCCACAGCGTATATCTTTCCCCAACGAGGTCTGATACCAGAACTTTTCATATCATCATTGGGTAATAGAATACCACCATGTGTGATACGTTGGTCAAAACTCATATCACATACAATGATATGTGCGCCAATAGGTCTGAATTGATCTTTGGTGAATTTATGCGGTTCAAATGCTAATTTCTTTTCTTCCATGTTACTTCTTCTTTGTTGCTTTCTTAATTTCTTCTTCTTTGATTTTTTCAATTTCTAAATCATCATCTAATGATTCTTCTAATTCTAATTCTTCAGGAAGAAGTTCTTCTACATCAATCTTTGCTGGCTTAGGGGCATCAGGTTGTAATTTCTGTTGTGGTTTTTTGACAACCTGTGCAGAACGATTGCCTACTGTTTTGCTGTATGCGTTATTTACTTTGTCTGTTACAGGTTTGATAACTCTACCCATTGCATCAATTGTATCCCCACGTGCGTTGAGATTTTTTACATTCCCGACAGCCCTAGTCTTTTCATTTCTTGCTACGATAGCACCCATATCAACACTCTTGCCCATTGCGGATCTATATACACCCATTTTAATCTCCTTATTTTAAGAATTCGTCTACCGATAATTGATAGTACAAACTATTTATACGATGAATTCCAATCAAATACAATACATAACTGGCTACACTACTGCCTCTACCTACACCCCATACAATATTGTTTCTACGCATTGTATCAACTAGATACTTTAAATACTTCAACAACGGGAACATATTCCTATCATGGAATTTTATTAATTCATCACCTGCACGTTGCAGTTCTTCTTCATTTTTACATTGATCCAATACCCATTTAGCAATGTCCATTTCATAGTATTCGGCTGGCATTTGCCATTGTGATTGATTTAGTTCATCAAATTCTTCAGTTGATAATTTATTATCAACACATTCAACCAGGGCGGGTAGATTTTCATCCGAGAGAAAGATACTATCCAGATTTATTTGATTATCTACTAGACATTTTTTGATAGTACGTGTTGGGTCACGCATATACAAATCACAGAGGTCATCTTCTGTGAGAATTATTTGCCCATGATTGTCAGTTTTCATCTATGTATTATAACATAGATTTTTGTGTAAATCAACTATAATGGTTGTTTTTCATGGTCATTACTGAAAATAATTTCAGTAGTTTTGTGTTCTTTTTGTTCCCAATCTAATCCAACACTTGCCCAATCACTATGTTGCTTTACTAATCTAACTATCTTATCTTTTTTGTTAGATTTAGTTACATCTGCTATAGCAGTAGAAGAATCTGTCCACCAGCCCTTGTTTCCGAATGGATGATTAGCAACAGTTTCTACATCGTATACAAATTTAACATCATCACTTAATCCAGACATAAGTGAAATGTCGGTGATATGCAGTTTGCCTTCTGTTATTGCGTTTAGTTTAAGCAATAACAATATGGTTATAATTTGGTCATATGGTTCGTCAGGTAATGTACAGACTTTGATATCAGCCTGCATGTATTTTTCTATAGCTTTCTTTTCTGAATCTTGTACAAAGATACTATTACCCAAACATTCATGCAAGAAGTAGTGTATTCTATCCATTGCTATATTTTGTTCTTTAATAGATGCTGTATCAACTTCCATTTTCAATGCAAGTTCGTAGATGGTCATTAAGAATTCACCTTCAAAATAAACCCCAGCTTGAAATGCAAATTCACGTTCAATTCTTGTTGCCAATTTGATCCTCTTTTTGTATTGATACTTGACCTTGTATGTTTTGTTTTTTCATAACCTCATCAAGTTTTTTGCTGGCTTCATTGCGATATGTTTCAATTACCATATGAAGCTGGTTGATTAATGGTCTGTTACCTGTACGAGAAGCAAAGGTTAGTTTATTCATCAAATCAGTTAAACTGGTTTGAATTTCTTCTAATGTCTTTTCGGACAATTTTTTCTTATCTAAGAATGGATGTTCCATTCAAATATTTATCACCAAGGAGAGAGTGCGATTCTTTTCCAGATATCACTACCAATATAGATATTAGCAGTAGTAGCAGTTGTATTGGAACTCAATGTAACTGTTGTTCCAGCTACTCCATTTGCCCTAGATTGACTAACTGTAATATTTGGGCTAGATATTGTTTTGATGTAATAAACAGTATTAGCATACAATCCACCTATATTAGCATCAAACACTATAGGAGCATTTACTAATAAACTTGAGGTAGAATTCAAAGTGACTACGTTAGTAGTTACAGTAGTTGATATAACATTTTTTGAGTATGCAGTTGAATTGTAAGTATCTGTGGCAACATAGATATAACCAACTGGATTAGCAAACATAGTAGTACCTGAAGCATTTGCTCCAATAGCAATGTTGGCTCCACCAATTGATGATGATACAGTAAATGTAGTACTTGAGACTACATTTCTTACGTAATACGTTGTTCCTACTACAATGTTACCTGCAAGTGAAGTACCGGTGAACACGATCGGTAAATCAGTATAAAGTTGTGTAGTGTTTCCGGAAGTTGTAAGATACGGATTTGTATTAGCACCAGTGATTGTTAATTGATCAACTGATGTTCCAACTGCCACATCTCCGTTAACATCACCTTGCAAGCCAGTTGGAGGAACAAGACGTTGTTGTATTGCAGTTGATATTCTTGGACGATTTATTGGAGTAATGTATAATGAGTTTCCGCAATCAGTAGTGCTTACTAAGTAGTTAAGTTGAGTTACGCCATTTGGTATTGTTACTGCTAAATTACCACTACTATTAGAATAGTTTTCAAGTGTAGTTGCGCCTGTGTCAGGAGATAATGTTACACTTGATGGGAAAGTAATAGTTGAAAGGGTGTTAGATATCGCTAGATTAATTTGTACATTGCTTTGTGTACCACTTGGTGCCCAACTACCAAAATTAATTGTAGTGTCTCCTGCTATTGTACCATATTGAACGTCACCTAATGACGCATTCACTAGAACAGTACCTGCTAATGCGTTACCCAAATTATATGTAGTTGCTCTAAAGCTACGTGTGCTTGCGTTACTGATAAGGGTGTTAGCCATATCATTATTAATAGTTGTACCAATTAATGCCTGTTTAACTACGACTTTATTCTGAAGGTCGGTGATTTCAGTGCCAGCAGCATTTAGATTAGTTACAATAGATGCAAAATTATCTCTGAATCCTTGGCTGTTGTTGTTCACACCCGGGACAGGATAATTTACATTAATTGCGTTTGTATTGATTGTACTCATGTTTGTATTCCGTTATATATATTTAGTATTGTGATTCATCTGGCAAAATAGTTTGTCGTGGGAACAATACATAGAAATTTTGACTGTCTAGTGGATCGGGCACTGGAGTAGCACTAGGTAAGCTAGCCCAAGCAGGAGGATTCAAGTTATTCTCCCAATTGTAAGTAGTGCTTTTATCTACTGTAAATCTATCTATATTGAAGTTAATTTGGTTAAGTGTATATGGCCAATTAGTTTCTATGTTTGTTTTGACTGTTTCAGCATAACCAGGCTTTGTGTAACATATAACCCAAGCCTGAGTATAACCCAAAGTGCTTCCATTTATTTGTTGACTTGTCATCCATAACGGTAATAATGTACTATTAAGAACTTGACCCAATACATCAGCAACACGATTACGCATATTGTATAAACTGTTAGGATATAATGTTCTAGCATATCCAGGAGACAAGCTAGTATAAAACTGTTGATTTAATAAATCTACATAACTTGTAAAAATATTAGTAACGCTAGTATACCATGGACCTAAATTTAAATCAATAAATCTTGGCCAATATATAGAACTAGGAACACTAACACCTTGTGGATTGATTAAGTTATCTATTACTTCACTATACACTACTTCGTAAATGATATTGTTATTATTATCTCTAGCTACAGCAGTTTTTAACTCACCTAATATTATGTTTCTCCAATAATGATTTCTAGTTACAGCTACAATATAATCTTGTATATCACTTGCATATATACCATATGCATGTTCATATATAACACTGGTTGCTTTACCAAAATTCACATCATCTGCTCTGTATAATGCATTTGTTGGTATTAATGTATCATTATCTAACAACGTTGCTAATATATCTCTATCATTTAAGCTAGGGGTTGCTTGTATGTAAAGTATATCAGTAGGTTGCCCATACTCTTGATATACATTTATACTAAATGTTTTACTAGACTCTACTATCGAATAGTTTGGTGAGTATGCTTGTACAGTAAATGAAAATTCAGTATTCTGTCCAACATCTAAGAAAGTATTAGTTGGTTGACTTGCTACAATACCTGTTATTTCGCCATTTGATAATAATTCTAAGTTAGGAGGTAATGCACCGTCAGTTACTCTATATTGTAATTCAGTATCAGATACTGCTGCTACTTTTAGTGTGCTAAGAGTTTCATTATAGATTGTACCTAAATCTGCTGGGGTAACCCAAACTATATTACCAGTAATGTCTAAACTTAGATTAAATGCAAAATTAAATACAGGGGATGCAATTGAAGGATTTCCTGTTTTAACTACTTGCCCGGTAAATCTATAATTATTAATACCAGGTGATGATATTACAGGTGTTCCTGTTAACCACCCTGTAGTAGAGTCATACGTTATTCCCAAAGGCAAGTTAGAACAGATGTATGTAAGCCCACTTCCGTCAAAATCGTATCCAATTAATTTAAAAGCAAAATAATTATCACTTAAAAATGTACCTAATTGTGCATTAACATTTGTTGCAACCGGTGGTAATAAATAATAACCAAAAAATGGATCAGTATCGTTTACTGTAATTGTCAACGGTCGTGTATTCAATATAGTAGGTTGTCTAGTATTAGGAGGATTACCTGGACCACCTTGTGCGATTGGGGCATTTTGATTTATAACAGTTATTGAATATGAAGCTGTATCATTTCCCAAATTACTTAATAATCTCAGTACAAAATTATATGTTCTGATAGTAGGCTGTCCATTTGATACTGATGGAAAAGTAATACTCATTCCACCAGTAGCATCAGTTAATGGAAATGTACTTCCATTTTGAGTAGTAGAAATTGAAAATGCGTTCTCACTAGTATTGATTGAGTTAACATAATATGTTTGTCCTGTATTAATACTACCTATTGTATTAGTAAATGTTACTGGACGTCCAATTGTCACCCCATTAACCGATAAACAATAAATTAATGAAGTTGCTGATTCGGTAGATAATCCTACTGTTGTTATTAAAGGTAATGTAACTAACGTTATAGGTGGAGTCGGATATCCTTGAATCAATCCAGTTAAAGATATTTCAAGACCGGGAGGTAATGCACCTTGCTGTAACTCTATTACTACTTCATTAGTTGATGATGGATTAGAGTATTCAATTTGTAATTGAGTCCAAACACTATCTTGTGTAGACAATAATACTCCACTTTGTGTAGTAAACTGTGGTGTAGCTGTACCAGTTACCAACATACTAAACGTTCTATCACGGATGTTGTTCAAGTTATCAGTTGCTCTAATAGTAAAAGTAGTAGTAGTATCACTGGTTACTAATGCAGGTATACCAGTTAATGCACCATTGTTTGTATTCAATACTACGTTATCGGGTAATGTTCCTGCTAATACTTGATATGTTACACTGGTAGCAGGAGATACAGGACTGGCTATTAATACAAATGACATTGAGTATCCATAGGGGAAACTACCTATAGAGCCTGCCGGGGTAATCCAAGTTGGTTGTGCCATATTATGCTGTTAAGTAATGCATCGCCAATTCGTAGTGATGTTTTCTATCTTCTAATCCAATTGTACCGCCATTGATACGTTTAGTTAATGTTACGAAATCTCCACTATCACAGTATTGATTTAGTTTGTTGTTATCCCAAAACCATCCGGCACTTGCTACAGCACCATTAGGTGTTTCTAAATAAGCAATAGTATCTTCTATGCTCATACCCAAGTCTTGTGCAAATTTAGTATAGTTAGCACGACCGGTTAATTGAATTAACCCACGACCGCAAAAGCGATATCCATCACCTGATTCTTCTGGTCCATTACTCATACGATTACCATATACACGATTGGCAATACGTTCTGGCTTCTTTGCATATTGATTAGCTATTTCATCGTTGGGGAAATATTTACCAAATGTACCACGTAGTCCCTTAGCACTATAGTTTAGATTTTCTTTAATAGCAGTATATCCACCGGATTCATGTGCTGTTTGTGCTAGAAAGCCTGCTAATCTTGCTGGATTAACATTCATGTCATAGTATTCAGCCACTGTGTTTAGTGGTTCTAAGTATCCCTCAAGAATACTTGCTTTTGTTCGGGGACACATGTGTGTCAATAAATCTAGTGTTACCATAATACTTCCTTATTATAGTATTTATCGTTTTGATTGAAGGTTGTTGATGACTTACAGATTCTGTGTATTTGTTGATGGGAATTGACGAGATGTTCCTGGCCAGATAATACGAACTGCACCGGGGATTGCAAAACTATTTACTCCACCGCGCATACCTCCACCGTATGTATTTAAAACAAATGGATCTGTGGTGTATTTGTTTCCTCCACTACCACCGCCACCGTTTTGACTATCTGCGACTCCGGTGTTCATGCCGCCTGCACCATTACTACCTTGTCCTAAAATTCCAACGCCACCTCCAAATCCCCATCCCTGAGGGCCGGATCCGCCACCGCCGCCTCCGCCCCCTGCGCCAGCTTGTCCGGCACCATTTACACTGTCGGAGTTTTGACCAAATCCATTGCCGCCTGCGCCTGAATATCCACCTGCACCACCGCCACCGCCGCCCCAATAATTGCCGTAACCCGGGCTTCCGCCTGCGCCGCCGGGATATCCTGTGCCGTAAATAACACTTCCACCGCCACCGCCACTAG